AAGGGATTCGCAAAATTTCTTTGCCTGGCTCTGTGGTATCAATTTCTGAATCTCTTTCCCATTGCGCCATTAATTCTTCAAGTGGAGGTGTTTCAATAGCCATATATTGATATGTGATCTGTTACACGGACATATAATATACTATAAATCAATTATAAAAGCAAATACACCAATAGTTTGACAGATTGTAGATGTATCGCTATAATAGACTATGTCGAGTATGAATGTATTACTCAAATTCTTTCATAATTATAGTAGGAGAATCTAAAAGTTGCGTCAGCAACTACAATATTTTCTGAGGAATCTCCTGTATTGAATATAATTGATCCAACCGTAGTTGGAAAAACATCAAACATTTTTACTCTAAAATTTGGATTATTTTTGTTTGAATAGATAGTCAGTGTTGCTTGCGAATACACAAATTGATTTGTGAGCGGCACTCTATTAGATGGACTAAAACTATTCGGAGTTTTGGCTAATGACACATATTCTTCATATTCTGTCGGAAATGTTATTGCTCTAATCCAATCATGTAACTGTGTCCAAGCATATAGGTCTTCATCTACTAAAAATGTAACATTGAATGTATCATATATTAATTTTTCACCAGGATGATACAATTCAACAAATGGAGTTGATCTTGGAATTTCTGTAAGAGAAACTCCAGGTAAATTTGCTGTTTGACAAAAATATGTTACACCAGGAAGGCGATCAAATACTACTCTGAATTTAGTGCTTTGAAGTAAATCTGTATTTGATGGATTTCTATTAAGCGCAGTCATTTACTAACTCCATACGAGAGTAACTATATTTAGCCAAATAAAAAGGGCGGATCCTTTCGAATCCGCCCCCAGTCACATTGCTTTATTATTATTATTATTATCGATTTAGCAAATTATTGTGCAACGTTCAATACTGCAAACTTGCGGTAGTATACGTTTGTATTTGCTGTCAATGCACCTGCTAATGCAGCATTTGATCCACCAGCGAATGGATTTGAGACCATGCCGTAGCGTGTCTTGAATCCAACCTTTGGTTGATAATTGTCTGGGTCAATAGCACGAACCATTTGTAGCGGAACGTATGGGCAGTAGAACAAGCCAGCGTCATATGGTGATGAACCCTTATAACCGACTACGACGTAGTCTGAACCAGCGACAGAATATGGATCAACATAAACTTTGATGCGACCGAACAATGTTCCAGCGAATGTGTTGCCAGTATCATCAACTGTTAGGTTGGTGTTATTTGACAATGCTGAGTTGTAGTCTAGAAGACCTGTCATTGCAAGAGCTGATGCAACATCGGTTGAAACGATGAGCAAGTTACCCTTACCACGACGTGTATCCTTAGCAATCTTATTTGATGCTCTTTCGATAGCAAACAAGAGTGACTTATACTTTTCTACCTGCCAGCGACCTGATGTATCAGTGTTGCTTGATAGGTTGAATGCTGCAGTTGCAGCTCCTAGGATACCAACGTTTGCAGTTGCATATACTGTGCGAACAACTTCGCGGTTGATTTCAGCAAGAATTTCAGTTGACAAAATATTTGTCAATTCTGTTTCTGCGTCGAGACCGTGAATTGCCTTAAGGTCTTGTGCAAGTTCCATTGTGTATGATGCTTGTAGACCGCGTGTCTTAGCAGTAACAGATACGCGCTCGATTGAGAACGCCATATTTGCCATGCCGAGAGTTTCAGCAGTTGCAGTAGCAATACCAACGCCTGTGTTTGCCATTGTCATTGCAGCAACGTTTTGGCTCAAGCCAACAACTGCGTTAGCAACTGTGTCGCTTGTTGTTCCTGCGAAGACAGTGTTTGCTTCGTTGTAGAATGCTTCTGTGCCGTCTGGTGCAGCATACTTACTGCGCATTGCGAAGATCAAACCTGTTGGACCTGTCATTGGCTGAACGCCGCAAACGTCATAAGCCATTAGGTTTGGTAGTGCACGACGAACAAGACCAATTAGGATTGGGTCAAAACCCTGGATATTTCCTGATGATGGTGATGTTGGAGCAACGTTTACTGGTGTTGCTTCGAAGAGGCGTCCATAATTGGATGCTTCTTCTGCCATGGCGCGTTCTTGGTTTTCCAAAACAAGTGCAGTTACTGCACGACGATATGTGTCTTTAATCGCTGGGAGTTCTGGGTGATCAAGAACAGGTGCCCACTTTTTAGCATGTGTTTCGTTAAGATACATTTTTTATACCCCTGTTACTTTGGTAATGTTTTTGTAATTGCGTTAACATAATGTTGCATATATGAAGGAACTTGTGCTACTTCAGGTTGTGGCTCGGATGTCTCCTCAGCAACCTTTACCTCACTTATCACTTTATTGACTGGGAAGTAGTTCTCGCGAATTACTGCGAGTTTATTATTAAACTCACCCTCTGTGGTGAACTCCACGCCCTCTGCGAGCGATTTCATTTTCGCAATTTGTGTTTCGGTCAAACCTTCACAAATTTTACGAATTGATTCGTTTTTCTTTGCTGTCATTAATTCTTCTGTTAAAGAATTTTTTTCTGCTGCAGCATTTGCAACAGCTTCTTCTAACTCGACAACTTTAGCAGCTAATTCTTCTGCTACATCGATTTTTTCTTCAGGAATTTCGATATAGTGCTCATTGAACAAATTCTTAAGACCGTTAATAAAGTCTTCAGTCAATTCGGCACGTAGACCTGTTTCGATTGCAACTTTATTATCTTCAAGCCATTGTTCAACAACATAGTTTAAATATTCATCAACTTTCTCTGAAAGTTCTTGTTTGATTTCTTCGAATGCTTCTTCTAGGATTTTATCGTTATCGGCGATAACATCTTCAACAACTTTTTCTACTCGAGATTGAACAGCAGCTTCGAAGATCGTTGTTGCTTTTGTGCGGAATTCTTCAGAAAGAGATTCGCCATTGAATAGCGCATCGACATCTTCCTTCATTGAACCCTTATGCTTAGCAACCATGCCCTTCATCATTACTTTCTTGACTTCTTCGAGATTTTCTTCGTCTTCCATCTCTTCGTCATCTTTTTTAGACTTAGATTCAACAACAACATCAGTTGACTCTAGAGTTTCTACTTCTTCCATTGCATGGGTTTTAGCAGTTTTAGCGTCGCCCTTTGGGGTTGGCTTTGGAGCATCCTTAACGCCAGCCGCAGACTTTTTACCTACGTCTCCGCCATTAGGATTTTCTGTTGTTGCGCCGCCGAGATCTTCTTCGGCATTAGGTAATTTTTGCGCCGTTTCTTTTGCAGCCGAAGAGACGGACGCACGAAGAATTTCAGCAGCAGATTCAGATAGTGACTTTGACATTTTAGTTAACTCCTAAAGAAGTAATATTATTTATAAATTTTAAAGTTTTGACACAAAATTCTCGAATATCTTTAGCGATATATCGTCGATTTGTTTTTGTTTTGCGGTTTTAATTTGAGTATAGTATTCGTTAATGTCAACTTCTTTGACTTTACCGTTATCCCATACCCATTCCTTTCCTTCCATAATACCTTGAACAAAAGCACCTGGAGCAGAAGGATCCGCCACTATATCTGCCGCTGTGGCTAGATAATAATCATCTTGAACCACGTTAATACCGTTCACTTCTTTAAGTGAACCCATTCCACGTGACGAGACACCTAGAGTTGCGCCGCCTTCCATAAGAGATTTTGCGATTTTACCCATTGGTGTTTCAAGAATTTTCGCCTTACCAATCCATTGATTTCCTTCTTGTTTCAATGAAGTGATTAAATGTGATACGCGATCTAAATTGATCGATGGGGAATCTGGATGACCCAGTTCACCGAATGCGCGATTTTTAGTAACATATTCTTCATTGTAACGATCAACCTCTTTAGCCAGAGTTTCTGTTTTATACATACGACCGTTACGATTTTTCATTTCTGCAACCAGAAATGGACCTTGAATAAAGAGAGTTTTTACACCGTTTTTTTCTTCGGTGATTAATTTGACTTCTTCAATATTTTCTGTAATTAATTTCATTACTTTAGCCCTA